CCGCGTCACGGAACCCTTACCTCCATGATCCGGCAATCCAACGACCCCGCCGTCCATGCCACAAAATCGACTTCTAGATTATCGTTCTCGAACCTAACCGGCACGTCAAACTCGAACCCCGCCGCGACCGACTCCACCGCCGGCGTCAATTGCCGAACCGTGTTGATCGCCCCGCCCGTCGTATATGCGCTAAACCCGCTTGTATTAATACCAAACTCGAACACCGTCGGACTCACAATCAACGTGACTAGCCCGCGCCGCCCATTGATTTGCGTCATGCCGCCGACCCCCGAAAAATGCACCGAATCGTCAACCGCCAATCCATGCGCCACCGTCGTTTGCGCCTGCGGCGTCCCGCTCGCCGAAATCGCCGCGATCGACTTGTTTATGTTTGCCGACAAGGTGATCAACCCCGTTGTCGTATTGACCGACCAGCGATTGATTTGTTCAACGCTCTGGATCGCCAGCCGCACCGTTCCAACGACCGGCTTTTTGATCGTCCTCACCATCGACAACGCGCCCGCCTCGTATGTCTTGATCAACTGGAACTCTAACTGTTCGATGCTATCGACGCTAATAATCTGATCGCTTGCTGTTATCGCGTCGTCGATCGCGCACGACTTGTAATCCAGCCAATCCTTATACCTGAATTTATTCGCCCGCCCCTTTACCGCCTGAAAGAATTTTAGCAGAGAATACAGATCCGCCCGCGTCCGCGCCCCAAACCCTACATTCCATTCATGCAACGGCGCCGACCACTCGATGTTAGCCTGCTCATGCCCGCTCGATAACCGCACGATCGCCGTTCTATATCGCGGCCCGCCTGGACTGCCAAAATTGATGTTCGTCGGAAATCGCGGCGTTTCTAAAAAAGCCATTAGACAAAATTCCTATTCCGCGCGCGCGTTGCCGCCTTTGACATTGCAGCTTGCACTTGACCCGATGCCCGCACAAACGACCCCGCATCCGTCGCGTTGACTTGTATCGCCCCCTTTGCAAACGTGACCCCGTTCCCTTTTTGTCCCATTCCCGGCAACCGCCCCGCCATGTTTATGCCGTCCAACATCGCCGTTGAAATGTTCGCCGTCGCCCGCCTGTTCAGGACGTACTCGCCCGCATGCGCCATGATCGGCACTTCCCCCCCGCCTCGAAAGGACGGCAACCCCTTCACGACTCCGCCCTTTGCATACCAATCCGGAATCAAGTCAATGTCCGGCGCCGCCGGCCCGCCGCCCCCTTTACCGCCAATCCCGAACAGCCCGCCGATTAATCCCAACAACCCGCCGACGCCGCCCCCCTTTTTGCCATAGTCCGGCCCCAAAATAGCAATCTTTAACTGCATCGCTAACCACTCGCTCACAATGTCGTCGATCACCCGCTTAATGCGATTTCCTAAATCTTGCCAGCTCTTGATATTGCCCGCCATAAAATCGCGAAACGTATCCGACATTGCATCGTGCATCCGCTCCCACGCCCGCTCTTGAAACTTCGTTACTTCGTCAACGACTTCCGTGTTGATTTCCGCGATCTTCAACGCGCGCGCCTGCTCCGCCTTGATGATCATTTCCGTTTTCCACTCTTCGCTCGCCCCCGTCGCGTTCTTGTTCGCCTCGATCGCGCGCAGCCGCGCTTCATATTCCTCATTGACAATCGCGATCCGCCGCTCCGCTTCCGTTTGCAGATCCGCCGTGATCTCCGCCTCTATCCGCGCAAACTCGTCCGCCGCCGCCCGCTGCAGATCGTTCACCTCTTGCTCATACGTCGCCCACGCTTCACTGTCGCGCGACGATCGCGCTATCTCGTCCGCCATGCGCCCCGCCGCCATTTGCGCCGCGTCGAACGCTCGCGACAAATCCATGATTTCCGCGACCATTCTGCGAAACCGCTCTTCCGCCCCCGCCGGCACCCCTTGCTTGTTCGCTAATGCGTCCGCCTTTGCAGCCGCAAACTCCAACCCCAACGCATACTCTTTCGCCGCCGCCGCGCCCAACTGCTGCTCTTTTATATTGATCTGCAGTTTCGCCGATTCCTTTTCCAACGACTCTAAAAACTTATTGACCGCGTTTGTTTGTTCTTTCTTTGCCGCCGTTTCGCTCGCGCCGCCCAATAAGTTTTGAAACTTGCCGCCCTTCGCCGGCTCCGTTTGCCCTGATAGCCGCTTATTCAACACATCCGTTTTTTCTAGCAAATCGTTCCGCTGCGCGATCAACTCGTTATAAATACGATCGCTCGCAATGCCCGACCGCACCCCCTCCGCCCGCAATTGCTGCGACGCCCGCAACTGCTGCGCGACCCTAATCGATCGATCCGCCAACGCGCTCAATTCTTGCGCCGTCTTTTCCGACTCTGTTGACGCGCCCGTCAAGAACCGCAAAAAATTAAACAGCCCCGCGATCGGCGCAGCCGCAAAATTGATCACCGCATTTTTCAACCGATCGATCGAAGTTGCAAGATCGTCCATTGCTTTGATTGTCGAATTGTCCAGCCCGCTCGCCTTTAACGCCGCGAAATTCGGCGCGATCTTCGCCAGCGCATTTGCCAGCTCCGCCCCCGACCGACCGAATATCTTCGTTGCGACCGCGACCCGATCGATTTGATTCGGTATCTTTGACAACCCCTCCGCCACCCGTTGCAAAAACTCGTCCGGCGTTGCGCTCGCCATTTCCCGCGCTGACAACCCGATCGCCGTCAACGCTTCCGCAACCTCTTTTCCTAACCCTTCCATATCGCCCAACGACTTTTGAGCAAACAAAATGCCCTTTGCAAACTGTGCAATCTCAACGCCCGCGTCGCGCACTTCGACCCGCAGCCCGCTTAACGTTTGCGCCGACAATCCCGTCTGATCCGCCAGATCATTTAGTTGCCCGACCGTGTTGACGACCTCTTTTCCAAAGCCGATCAATGCCGTAATGCCCAACCCGATGCCCAACGCCCCCGCAAACGACCGCCCGAAATTTCGCGCCTTTGCCGTAATCCCCGAAAACGATCGATCAAAATTGCCCTCTAGCGTCCGCAATTGACCCTGAACGTTTTTCAGATCCGCGCTGATCGAGAAAATAACGTTGCCGACTTGTGCCATAATTAGCCCCGCTTGCGCTTCTGTTTCTGCTTGTTTGTCTTGTCCAATGATTTAAAAAACGCGCCCGCGTTCTGCGCCGCCTCTGCCGCGCTCAACTCTTGCGCGCCGCCCCGCTGTGGCATGAAATCGTGTGGACTGAAAGGCGCGGTCCTGTGCGGATCGCGATTGATGTTCGCTAACGTCGCGGCAATAATGCCGGATCTGAAAAACTTACGATCTTCTGTTTGCTCCCATTGTTTCACTAAAGCATCGAATTCTTTTAGGCTCGTTGCCCAAAACTCTCGCTCGCTTATAGTCAACTCGATTCGGGCAAACGCCCAAATCTCGTCGATCCGCTGTCCAAAGGGCGGCTGTCTTTATCCCCCCCATTCGCGCTCGACGCCGCCCCGTCGTCCGCCGGAAATTGCACCCTGATCACCTCGTCCAGCTTGTCAAACAAATACTTCGGCTCCGCCGTCGCAATCATCAACCCGACCTGCTCATACGTCAATTGCGGCGATTCGTGCAACAACGCCGCCCAAATCAGCGCTTGCAGATCCGCGAACCCGACGCCCGACCGCAACAGATCAAAAAACTTGACCCATTGATCCGGCCTGCTTCCCCGTATCTCGTTCACCTTGCGCTCGACCATCGCCAACGCCGGGACGCTCAGCATTAACCGCCGCCGCTTGTCCAAATCGATCTCGACCGCCGAAAAGCGCATCAACTACCCCCGACCGATCGCGTCCATGCGCCCGAACAATTGATAGTTGCTGATCCTCGATGCGCGTCCCGCGTGTTGTGTTGCGTGTTGTACGACCCCAAATAGCCGCTGAACGTGTACGTCGTCAACGCCGCGTCGTTATAGACCAACCGATACTGGATCGGATCGTCCTGCAACCACTCGTCCTCTAGCGCCTCTTGCACCGCGTTTGCCGGAATCACGTTAAACGAAATATCCAATTGCGCCCCCGTCGCGATTCCTTTGATAAACTCTTCGAACGGCGGCGTTGAATCTTGATTCGTCAAATCGATATTTTCCCGCGTTCCCCGATTCCACCCGATATTGATCACTTCCGGAAAATCTAAAAACGTTCCCGGCGACCCCCGATCCTCGATCTTGAATTGCGTCCCAATCGCCCAAAGTCCTGAATTCATGTTCGCCCCGCCTTTCCGTCTTTAATTCGGCAACGTAAAACAACCGACCGTCATTCCCGTTGTCGCGCTCCAACTCATGCTCAATTTTCCGCTACTATCCCGCCACCGCCTTGCCGGCGATTCCGGAATCACGATCGCCGTTGTTCCCGCCGCGACGACAATCGCCAAATCGTGATCTTCGCCTTGATCGCATGCCAGAATCGAATTGATCGTTATCGTGTGGTCGCTTCCGTCCGCGTTCTTAACGATCAACAAATCCTTTGCCGTCCAGTTTGTGACCTGTTGCCCTGCCGCTGCCGCGACCAACGTCTCGACCGCGACGCTATCCGTAAACGTGTTTTTCGTTAAATCAGCCATCTAGCGCCTCTCTGTGCTGTACCACGTACCGTTGCGGCACGTAATATAAAGACAACGATTCTATTTCGTCGTACCAAAAATCGTCTTTCTCGTCGTCCAGAAAAACCCCCTTGACCCCGGCCTCCGCGTAATGCGTTTGCAGCTCCGCCGCCTTGCCGTCCAGACACAACCTAACCGCGTTCGCTAATCGCTTCGCCTCGAAATAATCCGCGCTGATCGCGTCAATCTCGAAATCCGAATTAACCAACCCCGTCGGCCCGTCATGCGACTGCTCCCGCTCGCGCGTCGTCAACGAATACACCACCGCCGGATACGACCGCGCCGCCGTTTCCTTTTGCGGCACCGTGACCGGATATATTCGCCCCGATACTATCGCCGCGATTCCCGCATCTAATCGTAACAACTTGAACACCGCTTCCTCGATCAATGCCATCTACTAGACCAACCCCGCCGCGATTCCCGCCTCTTGTATTGCCTCAAATTCCCTAAATAATCGCGTCGCAAAAATCTGCTCCGTTTGTTTCCAATGCGCCTCGCCAGCCCGCCTCAAATAATGCTTTCCCGGCTTCTGCTTCGGATTCGTTGCCGTTCTCCGCGTTGCTCGCCCCGTCGCTTTCCAGCCCTTTTCCTGAAACAACCCATAATAGGGAAAAGCCTTTTCTTTCTTTGATAGCCGAACCGGTCCGATCGCGACCCGCATCCCGACCCCGCGCCACCTCGTCAACGTCGGCGCGATCCGCCCGCGCAACCGCCCCGTCCTGACCGGCGCCAACCCTTGCGCCGCCCTGACAATCGGATACGACCCCTCGATCAACGCCGTTCCGATCGCGCGCCGCTGCAGCGCTGCAAACTTTCCGCGCAATCGCCCCATGACCTTGCGCGCGTTTGTCGGATTCCCGTCTTTATCGACTATCGTTAGCCCCGGCCTCATGCTGCCTCTGTGCAATAAATCTCGCGCTTTATCCCGCGCTGATTTAAATCCAAAACCGATTCAATGTCATAAACGTGATCACCCGCCTTGATCCTATGCTTCGACGTGATAAACCCCGTTTCTTGTCCCCTAACCGTAATCTTTGCGTCGATCTGTGTTCCCGCCTGCTTTAAGACAAAGCGCTCGTCACCCCGAATAGAATCGATCTCCGCCCGCAGCGTCTTGACCGCCGACCATGTTTGAACAACTTGACCCACGTCGTCCTGTGATTCTAACGCCTCTTCCACAATGATCACGTGTCGCAACCGCCCCGCCTTCATACGTTCAACGCTCGATTCGCCCCGATCAACGACCAATAACCCATTGGCAAGCTCATTAATCCCGCCGCGACTTGCGTCTCTTCCCTGTTCTCGTACAAATGCCCGACGTGCAATAGCAGCGCCTTTTTCAAATGCTCCGGTATCGCCGCCTCG